AGCCGATCATGTAGTGCACGAGATCCTGCTGCTCGGGCGACAGGGTGTCGTAGATCTCCTGCATGGTGGGGTCGCCTTCGGCGTGCTCCACGACAGGCTCAGCGGCGGGGACCTCGGGGACCACAGGGGTCTCCGGCTTGTCCTCGTGCTCGAGGGTGAGACCGGTGTAGATGATGACCTCGTCGGTCAGGTCCGTGTAGGACCCGTCGGCGTGGGCGATGCTGACGTTGTCGATCAGCGCACCGGGGTTGGCGCCGGACAGGACGAGGCTGACCTCACGAATCGCTCCGTGGAGGACGTTCTTCGCCTGCTCGACGAGCCGGTTTGCGTAGATCGACAGCGCCGTGATGTCCCCGTGCTCGACGAGGGCCTTGGCCTGCTGTGCCTGCTCGGTCGCGTTGAAGAAACCGTAGCAGTAGACCCCGTCCGCGCGGTTCTCGAGAACTGCGTGACCGAGGACGTTCGCGGGCTCGTTGTGACCGTGCTGCCAGACGAGCGGAACCTTGATGCCGTCCTGTGCCTTGAAGGCGTCGGGCATGATGGTTCGACCGTCGGAGCACTTGAGCCCAGCCTTGGTTGCGTAACCACTGAAGTCAGCTCCCATTTTGACTGTTCCCCTTCCCATTCTGTGACGACGGTGTGCCGTCTGCGTTCGGTTGTGTTTGATCTGCCGGTGTTGCTGGCGGAGCAGCCGGATTCTGTGCCGGCATGTTCGGGTTGCTGAGCTTGTCAGCGCCCTTGTCCTTCGACGGCTTGAAGCCGAGGACGGTTCGGAGCTCGTTCTTCGTGAGAACCTCGTTCCGGATGAACTTGTCCGCGATCTCCGCGATCTGAGCGATCGGAACCAGCTTGAAGGGATCGTGGAAGTACTTGATCGCCTGGTTCTGAGTGCGTCCGGTCTTGGTGAGGAAGGATCGAGACATAGCTTCCACGATTGCGTCCAGGATAGGGACGATGGTCCTGTTCATGTAGTTCAGCATGGTCGCCTCATCGGCGGTGCCGTTCATGACCTCTTCAGTCAGACCGAGCTGGATGTAGAGCTGCTTGGTCAGGTACTCGACCTGGGCCATCAGGTTGTTCTCTGCAGGCCGGTTGAGCTGAGTGATCTTCTCGGTGCCGTCGGTGTAGGCGATGCCGTACTTGCTTCCCTTGAGCTGGAACTCGATGTCCTTTGCTCGCTGCTCGGCCTGGGTCTTTCGAGCCTCAGACTTCACAACGTAGGGGAGCTGGATGATCAGATCGAGCTTGCCCGAACCGCTGGCCTCGTCGACCGCGTCCAGAAGGTTGAGCTTCCGGATCAGTCGCTGAAGAGTTGAGTTCGTCTCGTTCATGACCGAGTAGAGCGGGTTCTCGACGATGGCGACAGTCTTCTTCTCGAAGACCACCTCCTCGCGGATCCCCTTCTTCTCGTTGTAGACCTCGACCTTGACGTGCGCCGGGTACCACTGCGTGATCTTCCCGACTCGCATCGTCTTGACGTCGAACGACCCAGTCACTGTCGGGTTCGTCGTGGTGTCAATCGGAACGATCGCGATCACGCCGTTGTCGAAGAGCGACAGAGCCATGTCCTGACGGATCTGTCGTGGACCCTGGTCCAAGTTCGGCTCTACCGTGAGGCAGTAGTTGAGCCCGGTGTCAAGATCCTCGAGGTATCGCTCCTCGTCGTCGAGCCGGACGTGCTTGATAGCCACTCCGGAGACGTCGATGCTGAGCCTCGTGTAGATCGAGGAGATGATCGAGCGCTCGTTTGAGAACCTCATGCTTCCGCGCGAGGGCGGGCCTCCGTAGTTCACGATGCCGTGGGAGAAATCCTCGAGAGGCTGCTCCTGGTTTGAGAACGCGTTCCATGCGTGCTTCAAACGATCACTGATTCTTGCCATGTGTCACCTCCTCGCTCATTCGAATGACTCCTTGTTGGCCTTGTAGGCAATGTAGGCGTCCATGAGGGCAGCCACATTGTCGATCTTGTCTTCGGAACGCTTCTTCATCAGCTTGCGGTTGCCGTTGGTGTCCTCGAGAGTGATGGCGTTGCCCATGGCAAAGGACATCAGGCTCTCGTCGAATATGAGCATTCGCTCTTCGGCCAGGATCTTGAGCTCACCCAGCGGGACAGACTCAGAACGAGCGCCCTGAATGACCTTCTCGATCCCAAAGGGACCGTTCTCCTGCTCCCAACGGGTAACGAACTCCTTGGCGTTGTACGGGTCGAACCCTAGGGCGCGAACGTCGTAACGCGACTCCTCAATATGAGTCTCGAGGTCTTCGTAGACCTCCATCATGTCGAGGACGGAGCCTTCCAGAACGTGCAGGCTTCCCTCTTCGATGAACTCCTCGTACTTGTGACGCATCGCGCCCGGGAGCTTCATCTGTGTGAGAGAGGTGATGTAAGAGCGTGTCTTCACGCCGAACTTCCCACCCGGAAGCGGGAAGAGAAATGTGAAAGCACAGAAGTCATCGCCCTGCGAGAGGTCAGCACCCAGAGCACACGGCATCTCCCAGAATTTGCGCGGGCGATGCACGAGCGTGTCCTCGTATGTGAAGAAGTACGTGTACCCCTCCATCGGAATGCCGAAGCGCTTGGCCAGAATGTCGTTCCTGGACGCAGGCGCCTTCTCTGCTCGTTCTACATCAAGCTGATAAGTCTCGTAGGTGACGGTCAGTCCGAGGTTTGGGTTGGCCTTGACCCACATGGCGGGGTCACCTACCTCCTCGAGCTCATCCAGCTTGTAGTGCCAGATCGAAACGTGGGGTGCTGAGTACTCGCCCTTCAGAATATCGGCAAGTTCCAGCTTGATGGTGTCACCCGAGCCGTTTCGAACGGTTCCCTCGGAACTGATTGCGACGATGAGGTAGTCATCGAGCTTGGAGGCTCCCTGCTCTACCGCACCAACGACGTCCTCACGGAGATCGCCGGAAAGCCATTCGTCAATGGTCGAGATCTTCGGACGAAGACCCTGAAGCTTGTTGATCGCCATCGGTCGGATCTCAAGGATCGACCCAGTCAGGAAGTTCTCCACGCCCTTCTTGGTTGACGCGAGCTTCACACGGTTGGCCCGAGAGCCGGTGGTGTTCTGCAGCGAACCTTCGGTCAGGAACTTGAAGAGCGGCCCACGCGCGCGGGTGATAGCGGTGCGGAAAGGTGACATGACCTCGTCCGCCTGCTTCATTGTAGGCGCGGTGGTGATCTGGTGAGTCGTCGTTGTGTCCACGTTCAAGAAATAGCTCTGGATGCACGAACCGTACATCGACTTGGCTGCTCCTCGAGCGACGATCAGGTACTGCTTCGTGGTGAGACGCTTCTTGATCGTCTTGGTGACGTAAGAGCCGCCCTTCCCTTCCTTGCCCGGAACGTAAACGCTACGGTCGACGAAGTAGTACCAGCCGAAGATCTGCTCGGCCCACAGTTTGAAGCTAGGCAGGAGGTAGAGGTCGGTTCCGTCGGTGAGAGTTAGTTCACTCTCACAATATCGAACCCACCCCTCCACGGCCTCGTCGTCGTAGTAGATGTTCGGGTTGGCAATGAGCGCGTCGATGCGGTTCATCTCTAGCGTGATCTCGCGGTTGACTGGGATCTCGCCCGCAATGACCTTCGCCCGGAACTGGTAGTAGTACCGCGGCGTCGCCTTGTTCGACAGACTCATGTGCCCTCCCTTCTACGCCAGCTTCTTGGCGATGCTCGCTGCGATTGCGATGCCCGCCGGGGACTTCGCGAACTTGTAGACGTCATGACCGGTCTTGCCGACCTTGACCGCCTTCTTCGCGTACTTCTCGCCCTTGTCGATCTTCGCCGAGACCGTCTGGTCCTTGGGCTTCGACGACAGAGTCGAGTACTGCTTCTCGAGGTTCATCCGAGTGACGAGATCCTGCAGCTCCTTGTTGCTGAGCGCGTGAGTGCCACTCTTCTTGGCCCGCTGAGCGGAGACCTTGGCGTTGATCGCGTCAGGGTGAGCCGGAATGCTCTTGCCTCCCACGACCTTGACCTTGCCGCCAGGCTTCTTCTGCGTGGCGACGGTCTGTCCGGCCGGAGTACGGTCCCGACGAACGCCCCACTTCATGCCCTTGATTCCGACATGCTCGAGAAATGCCTCGACGTCCGCGTCGTTGTGCTTGAGCTCGGCCTCAGCGGCCTCGAGAACGAAGCCGTTGTCGTCGAGCTTCAGGTTGATGACCAGGTCGGGCTCGGTCGCATCTGCGTGCTTGACGCTCTTGCTCTGAACCACGATCCGCGGGTTGATTGGGTGGTCGACGTACACAGCCACCTTGTCGCCCGTTGGGCTCGACCCGTGAACCTCCTTGACGGCCTTGGTGTAGGCCTCGGACGCCAGCTTCGCGTACTCCTTGTGGTACTGAGCCTGAAGCTTGGGGTTCTCGTAGAGGTTCTTGTCCTTGTACTTCGGGTTGTTGTTGAGCTTGTCGAGCATCCCGCCGTTCATCTGCTTGGCGACGTTGTTGTGGACGGCAACTGCACCCTTCATGGTGTAGATGCTCTTCTCCCACTTCTTGTCCGCCTTCTGACCACGCTTGACGTCAGCAGCACGACGAGCCTCAGCTCGCTTGCCCGCACGCGCATAGCCGACGGCGCCGCCGTAGCCACCGGTGCCAACACCGAGAGCGGTCTTGACCTTGTCGGACTTCGAGGCCGTGCCAGAGGCGACGCGCTCGAGGCGGGCAGTGGTCTTGTTGCGACGCACTCCCCACTTCATGCCCTTGACACCGTGGTGCTCAAGGAAGTCCTCTACAGATACGGGTCCACCGGTACCACCGGAGGATTCGGGTCGGTCCATGCGTCCTCCTCTCGGTAAACGTTGAGACGCCATTCCAGCTCTTCGATCTGCCGGCGGACGGCGTCGATGTGGTATGACGTTGTGGGCGGGTCGAACAGGAGCCGAACTCGGAGGAAGACGTAGGTCTTGACCGGATTCAGGTTCAGATCAGTGCCGATGAAGTCGGTCCACACGGCGGTGTCGTCGTCGATCATGAAACCGTCCACAGGACCGATGCCCAGCTGGGTCAGGGTCGAGAAAACGGAGTTGATGTGCATGATGATGTCTTCGTCGAAGGCCGGGTAGTCGGCGGGGATGCTGAGAACCTTCTTGGTGTTGGTCAGGATGCTGTCGCTCATGGTGTCACCTCCTTGATCGGTTACCAGAGCTTCGTGTCACCTGGCACACGGGGTGCGCGAGGCAGTGCAAGAAGCGATTCGTCGCCATAGTGGATGGCGTTGTGCGTGCGGTGTGTCGTGGTGATCAGAACTGACGTGTCTGATAGAACGTCGTCGCCTCGAGCGATCTCCTCTGCGGTCAGAGGGTTCATGTGGTGCACGAGGAGCCGACTGTGGATCTCAAAGCCCTCGATGCCGAGATCGCAGCCGTTGTCGCGGACGATTACCTCGTCACGGAGCAACTTCCACTCTCTGGATCGGTAGAAACCTTGGTTGATGTACCGATCGAAGCCGAACGTGGAGTGGCCGACGGTTCCTGGCAGCGAAAGGTAGTGGAAGCG